TCTCTTTAGTATAGGAATCACCGATGTGTGACACTTTTGCAACACTTTGGTATAAAATTAGGGGTTGACAAAGAAAAATGCTTGACACGAAGGGCGAATCGGCAGCACCCATACGAATCATTTGTGATCACAAAAGAAACAACGCAAGAATATTTGTGATCACAAAAATAAATCTAGTGAATTGGAATTGTTATATTATAACATATGTCCATACAAGCGATATGAAGCCCGCTGAGTAGGGCAAAAGAAAAGGCGGCCTTAGTGCCGCCAAGAGTCGTTAACGCTATTGTGTGGGCTTTATATCAAGCGACAAGTTCCAGATCACGGACAAAGCCCGTTGTATCGTTGTATGCATGGCCTTTGGCAAACAAGATAACAAAGACTCCCGCCTTATCCAAGAATCTTAAATCATGGGAGTCGCCGTCAATAGCGGGACGGCCCATATAGGACTCGGGCTTTGTGTCGTTGCGTTTAAGGCGTCCGACAACAACGCAATTGAGTCCGTTGTTAAATGCCGACTCTATATCCGAGTCCGTTGTCGATTCCGATACGCTATAACAAAGCGAATAATTCGGAATATGAGAAACATCACGGCGTGAGTCTTTTGTATAATCATAAAATACAACGTCGGGATTATGGGCAAACAATTCGGGCCATAGGGACTCGAATCTTAAATCGCTTGTCCCATTAGGACGGACAACGGGCGTTGCGCCTAGTCTATACGCCTTGACTCGTTGCGAGTCTAATTCACGCTGAAATTTCGCCTTGAATTGATCACGATAACGGAACCAAATAAGAGTCCGAATTACACGGGCAACGTGTACCGAATGAGTCCCTTTATGCATCATATGTTTCTGTCCATGGCCCGACTCGTTTAGGCAATTCGTGCCACAGCCAAGAGTCGCTTGCGAACAAGTATTGAAAAGACTCGCCCATGAAGGCGCAAGGTGCAGAATCTGGACAAGATACTTTTCATCCGTATCGGGACTCTTTTCCACCTTGGGATTCGTCGTTAATAGACTAGGCAATTTTGACCATATGAGAGTCCCATTAGGACGAGTCGCTGATGCTAGTCGGGACTCCGCTTGTTTACGGACGTTGCGCCAAAAATTAGAGTCGTAGTGCGTTTTTAAGGCGTGACTCGTATTAGTGAATTTTGCAAGCGATTGAATGAAGATATTAGACATAATTAAGACTCCAAGATTAAAGTTAAAATTGCGCAAGCGATAAAGAAAAGGCCAAAGAATATTAACATAATTAGACTCCAATATTGTAAGTTTTAGACATTGCCGCAATTGAGACATTTTTGCGGAATTTGTAATTGTCATAAGATTCAACCAAAGCAAAAATTACAACAATGGCAAAAGGCCAAACTGTTAAAGAGATTAAAAGCAAAAGAGATAACATTTTAGACTCCGTTGTTTGTTTCTGAAATTACATTGCATTGATTCGCCGCAAGAGTCCAGCACTAAAACAAAATTTGTTTATATATAATTATAAGGCGTGGAACAAATAGGGAACAAATAGATTCAATTAAAAAGTGTATTGACGGACAGAATACCGACTCTGGCAATATCGAATCAGGAAACAATAATTCGGATTCCATTTTGTCGGATTCCGAACGGAGTCGAACTATGCGAGTCAATTGTAAACAATTGTATACCGAATCACTTGGCTGCAACATTGCAAGCGATTCTGCAAGCCTTAAATCGAGTCAACCGCAAATTCGTGCGAATCGTGTAGTATTTTTACCACACTATCCCGATTCCCTTGTCAACTATCCTTTTGTGCTATTGACAGCAAATTCGGATATACGAATCACTATCCGAATCGGTATATATCCGAAATATCTTGTCAACCTATACTTTTGTACTATTGACCTATCCTTTGGTATAGCGAACCTATCCTTTCGTATTGATTCGGTCAAATTCGGATATACGACTGGAATTTTGGGTAGTGACCCCACCAGTGGAAATATGAGACCCCCACAGTGGAAATTAGGGTTGACCCCCACAGTGGAAATTAGTAATCTACTTACGAATCACCCCCGCAGTGGAAATTATGAAAGGAAAATCACATGGCAGAGATTGGCAAAAGAATTACCTACAAAGGTCACTCAATCATTCCAGTATACTTTGCAGAAAGTAAGAAAACAGTGTTTGACTTGTACATGGGAATCACGTATACACGTTTCATAGACACTTGGAACAGCGTAGAAGAGTGTAAAGAATATGTCGATAGACCTACAAAGATATAAGGAGACCTGTACAATGGAAAAAGAAGTAGAAGTACTAAGCATCATATCAAAGATACTGAAAGGTGCAGATAAAGAGATCGCCGCAGTGTTCAAGAAGAATTTCACTGAGGATGAACTGGATAACAGTGCGTGGGCTATCTGTGCGTACAGCCTAGCATGGGATGCTATGCGTGAAGCAGAAGAGTTAAAAGCTAAAGCAGAATTGGAGTCGTAAAATGGAAACCATCATCAGACAAATTAAAGAGATCGACAGCGATCTAAACAATGTTATCTGTCGTGCAGAAGAGTGTCGTAAGGATGCTGAACGTGGGATCAACGTAAACCACAGTTCTGATTTCTCGTGGACTAAAGAAGACAAACTTAAGAGCTTGTTTGAATATCTGGAAGATGCCAAGAACGATATTGACCGTTTGAAAGATGACGTGAAGGTCATAAAAGATTACTTGACTAACCTGTTGGATGATGTAGAGTACGAATCAATCAGACAGAAAGCTATAGGAGAATCATAATGGCTAAAGTAGAAAACACTTACCGTAATGATAGATTAGTTAAAGCCTTGATTGATCTTTATGAGGCATATTTAGCTATAAAGAATTTAAGGGAAGAAGAAAAAGATTGTGAGATTTGGGACTTGCTTCGTCGTTCCGAATCAGATATAGCTATGGTACACAAGAAAATAAGACAAATAAGAAAGGAACCAGTAGATGGCTAAAGTAAAAGACATGATTGAAGACCTGATACAGGAAGCATATGAAGTAGGCGCAATGGACGCATACTATGGTCGTCAACCCCGCCTACGTTATGGATACGGACAATTTGAAAAGGAAGCATATCTCAATGGTTACGAAACACAGCCTTACGGAGAAAAAGATCATGGATACGATGACTAATCACTATATCATCGCAATCCTACACAAAGACCATTCCATTACACCCCTATGGGTTGGTCGTATGTATGGTCGTCTAGCAGCAATGCTGCGTGTAGACCACTTGCAAGAAACTTGCGAATTTGAACTAAAAGCACTTGACGGAGAAAGATTTATTCCGTACAGTCTTAAACAGGAACAGTAAAGGAGAATCATCATGGGTATCATTATCCCAGACACAGAATACGCAGATGCAGAGATATGGGTTATGACAGTAGATAAACCCTTCCATGAAGATGAAACAGGTCACCTATTAACCGTCATACCCTTTCAAATAGACGATTGGTCAGCGATGAAAGAGTTTAGAAAACAGGTGTTTGAGGTTGCGGATGCATTATCAAAGACATACTACCGATACCCACATGCAATAAGTATTGAAGTTAAGTTCAAAAACAACTATGTTAATTGTTAGAAACAAACGAATCAGGAGAATCAAATGTTTGAAGCAAAACGCACAGTACTAGAAACCCTAGCATCAATCGGTTACGACAAAGAGTTCACAGTGACCTTTGTTAAGAAGGATGGTACAGCACGTACAATGACAGCTAAAATGCCTGTACCAGATAAACCTAAGTTTGGTGAACCTGCGGCTATCCCTGTCTGGGACACAGTAAAGGATGCATGGCGGTCATTTGATCCTAGTCGTGTTACCTGCATTACGGTATACAAGGGGTGATAGGTGTCGAATGCTTGGCGGTTGCGATCTTCTTTGAGGCTCGTGACCAACCCCTCTCAGGGCAATTCGCCGTGGCAGAGGTGGTAATGAACCGTGTGGTCGATAACCGATGGCCTAATACAATCTGTGGTGTCGTGTTCGATGATAAACAATTCTCGTTCACCCACGATGGAAAGTCAGACCGCATAGATGCATACACAAATAACCTAGATGACTGGAGAGCCGCTGTAACAGCCCGTGAAGTAGCCTATCAGGTTTTCATAGAGGGGTATACCGAAATGACCTCTACCCACTATCACGCACTCTCTGTGCGCCCCTCCTGGGCAAAACATTATAAACAAGATGGAAGGATTGGCGATCATGTATTCTATACCGCCCCAAATGGAAAATGAGCTTATGAATTTAGGTCTACTCCCTCTGACGGAATTTGAGGAACTAGAGGAAGTGATAGACCCACGCAAAGAATGTATGGCTAAAGGATATTACAGGAACCCCTACGATGAAAATGGTGAGATATTGTTTTAGAGTTATGACTGCTTTAAGTGTGATGCTTAACGTGTTGTTAGGTGGTAGTAATAACCAGACGTTCAGTGCTAGAAATTGGCAATGGAAGAAGGACAACAAACCTAACATTGTGTGGTTGATTGACCTGATCATAGGTAAAGACCACTGCGTAGAGTGTTGGGTGTATTGGAAGGTAAGAAAGGAATGGAAATGACTAAGCGTTGTTCTAAATGCAAGGAGGTAAAGGACAAGTCTGATTTTTATAAAAATAGAAGTAAGAGTGATGGGCTGAGTACTGAGTGTAAGGTTTGTATTAAAATAGCAGGTAAAACGAGATACCAGAAAAACTGGAAAGCTATACTTGAGGCACAAAAAACGTATTACGATAAAAACCGTCAAACTAAGCTGACTTATCAGAAAGCGTACTATCAGGAAAATCGTGAATCCATACTTGAATACTGTAAAATATACCGAAAGGGGTATGTAGATAAAAACCGTGGTAAAATTAATGCCAAAACTGCTAGGCGTAGGGCTGGAAAACGTAAGGCTTATCCTGACTGGCTTACACAAGAACACCACAGTGCCATAGCAGAGCTTTACAGTGCGGCACAGAAACTAACAAAGGAGACTGGCATACCTCACCATGTGGATCATATAGTACCCTTGAAAGGCAAGTCGTATGACTTGAGTACAAAGCGTATGAGACACACAATATCAGGGCTGCACGTACCTTGGAATTTACAGGTAGTGTCAGAAGAAGAGAACCTAAGTAAAGGTTGCAGGTATTCAGAATGGAAATAAAACGACCAAACCCTATTGCAAAAGCACTTAGGCACCCTAAGTACAAACCAAGGGTAGTACCCGACAAAAAGAAACCTGTCCCTGACAGAAAACGTAAACACAAAGGAGAACAGTTTGAAGGTAAAAGCAAGTGATATTCTAGGCTACGATAGGGCAAAGTGGGCTAAGGATCAGCCTCACAAAAGCCTTAACATATACTGGACAACTAAACTGTCTAAAGGTGTACAAGGGTTAGATAAGGCATACTATGCTGTAAGCCTAGATAAACGTAGAGTTATAGCTGTACAGCAACTGTGGTCAAAGAATAAAGACCAGATTGTATGGTTAGTCGGAGACACCAGAAAAACCTTTGACACTTTGGACGAAGCAAAAGAGTTTACGAAAGGACTATTAGTAACATGAAAAAAGGTGAAATCAATGTAGACCTGATTGAGCATATGGGTGATGACCTTACGGTTGTACGTGCTGCGAGAGTGTCCTACGCTAACACTTCTGATTGGCGTGGTCAGATACACTCAGGGGAATTTCGTATCCTCAGTGACAAGGACATACGCCTGATCAGCTATCTGGCAAAGCATAAGCATACATCACCATTTGGACATGGGTTTGCTACCTTCCGTGTGGATGCACCAGTCTTTGTCGCCCGACAGTTGGTTAAGCATAAGTTCCTACGGTGGAATGAGATCAGTCGTCGTTATGTCAAGTATGAACCAGAGTTCTATGAACCATACTGGCGTGAGAAACCTCAAAACTCTAAGCAGGGTTCAGGGGGGCCGATGGAAATTAGTCAAGAAGCTGAAATGATGTATAATGCGACCATCCGTAATGCACTTACGACATATGACTTAATGATCAAAGAGGGTGTTGCCCCTGAACAGGCCCGATCCATATTACCACAGAACATGATGACCTCATGGTATTGGTCTGGGTCGTTAGATGCATGGGCAGATATGTGTAAACTACGTTGTGCCAAAGACACACAGTTTGAGACACAAATTGTAGCCTCTGTGATCTATGGTGAAATGCTAAAGTTGTACCCTGTATCTTGGGCAGCACTAATGGAGAATGATGATGACTGATGCAGGGATACTTGGCGTAGAGACAGTAGAAGAACATGAGGATGGTAGTGCCACATATAAGTTTCATATGGATGCACACTGTCGTGGATTACTGGCAGAGGAAGGACTGAGGTTAGTATTATATTGTGCAGCAGCTAACATGGATATGCAGTTGGTATATGACTTCATTGAGGATCACATAAGATACGAGAAAGATGAACTAACAGAGTATAAGTTTGGTACTACAGAACATGAACCACAGAAATGTGTTTCCTGTGGAAATACAGCAGCTACAGACTTTTGTGAGTTTTGCCTGAAAGAGGAATAATATGGATAACGATGATATAATGAAAATGTGTCGATCCCTTGCGAGGAAATATAACGACAAACAGGAATATGATGACCTAGTGTCTGAAGGTGTCCTGAAGTGCCTAGAGTTGATTGCAGAAGGCAAGACAGATAAGAACCTGTTGTATTCTCATGTACAGGCAAGTATGAATGAGTATTACAACCTATCTAGATCAGCAGTTAGAGTTCCTAAGTCTAACAAGGCTAAGTCCATAAGTGCAGATGATGATGTCGATGGCTGGACTGCTATTGCACTACAGAATGCATTGTATGGTGACTCTGTAGAATACGAAGAATATATGTCTCAGGTTCCATCGACAGAGGAACTCTATGAACGCAAAGAGTGGTTGGCTAGAGTGCAGACAGTTGCATTTACCTGTCTTACACAAGAACAGTGGGCAATTATTCGTATGAGATACTGGGATGATATGTCACAAGATGATGTAGGTATTCATATGGGTCATAACAAAATGTGGGTGTCTCGACACGAGAAAGCTGCACTCGAAAAGATTTGTAACAATTTGTGATGTTACAGAATCCGTAAAAAGCACTTATAAGCAAGTGTCCCTATAACATAAGTTACTACTCAAGTTACTTAAACTTGTACTAGTATATAACATAAGTAGGAAACATAAGTATGGAAAAGACTTCGCATTTACCATGTCCATATGAAGGTTGTGGTTCATCAGATGCATTTAAGTGGTGGCCCGAAGATGGTAATGGCTTTTGTCATGCTTGTCGTGGAAACTACCCAATGGACAAAAAGCAACTATACTCTTGGGCAAAAGACAGATACCCCACGAGTGGAAATAAGGAATGGGATAGTATGAACGTAACTAGTTTTACGCCTAAGAAAATAGAGTCTGTTGAGTCAGGTCGTTATCAGTCCATGCGTGGTATCAACGCCACGACAATGGAAGACTACGGTGTAAAGACATTTCCTGATCGTCAAGAGTATGTATACCCCAGTGGGGGAATTAAGGTTCGTCGTCTTGATGAGAAAGCATTCTACACCAAAGAAGGTTTCAAGGGTGATGAACTGTTCGGCATGAACCTGTTTACCTCTGGGTCGTCTAAGATGGTAACGGTAACAGAGGGCGAACTAGATGCCCTGTCAGTGGCACAAATGCTTAAGAGCAGCTACACTAATCCTGTTGTGTCTTTACCTTCTGCTACGCCCTCTAAGAAACTCTGGGAGAACTGTAAGGAATGGCTAGATGGGTTTGAGAAGATTATCCTGTCTGTCGATACAGATGACGCAGGTAATGCTCTTGCGGATCGTATGGCTAAACTATTTCCTAACAAGGTCTACCGTGTACCACACGACAAGTACAAAGATGCTAATGAGTTCCTACAAGCAGGGGCGCAAGCAGAGTTCAAAAGTGCATGGTGGAATGCTAAGAAGTATACACCTGAGAATATCCTGAATACTTCTGATCAGTTCTTGTCTTTGTATCACGATACACCAGAGCATATCTATGTGGAGACAGGTATTCAGGCATTGGACGATAAGATACTTGGTTTGATGCAGGGACACTTCACAGTGTTTAAAGCACCTACAGGGATCGGTAAGACAGAACTCATGCGGTATCTAGAATACAACATGCTACAGAAGGGAATACCGATTGCTGCATGGCACCTAGAGGAAACCAAACTACGGTCTTTACTTGGTCTTGTGTCGTACCACTTGAACGACAATCTGACACGTAGGGATTTGATCGACGAAAAGGATCGTGGTGATGACGTAGTACAAGCCATTAAAGATATCACTAAGGATGAGAACTTCTATCAGTTTTATTTAGGTGATGGTGCAGGAGCAGAAGATTTGGTTGACCAGATCAGGTTTTTCAGTCAGGCATGTGGTTGTAAGTTTATCTTCTTTGAACCTATCCAAGATGTAATCTCTGGATCGTCTGAGGAAAGCAAAGAACAACAGTTGGCTGACCTGTCAGTACGTCTGTCTAAACTTGCGGCAGAATTAAACGTGGGTATCGTAAGCATTGGTCACACTAACGAGAATGGTGACTTCAAGTATTGTAAGATGAT